GAAAAATTTGTCTGATATATATTCTTCAAAAATTCCTTCTTTAACTTTAAATTCTATACGATAATAACGCTCAGGCATCAAACCAGACATATCTAAACTTATAAAATTACTTTTTTCATCACAACTAACTTTTGTATAATCATTGTCATAAGGTATAATTATTTCATCAGTAGCGGCATCTAATATTGAGTATAATGAACTACTAGGCAAATAATTTACAGTTTTCACCGGAAATAAATTAGTGGCGGATTTCTGCGGATATTTATTTCTACCATATATTCTTATTTTTGATATTTCATCATCTTTATATGATTTCTTTAAAGTAGTATGAATTGCATATGAATCTATATCTATTTGAGACATACTTCCTGTTTCAAAACTAGAATTATCAAACATCATTAATAATTTAGGAACATATATTGTATGACTTTCTCTACTAAAAAATTTAATGCCTCCGGTAACAGATTCGCTAGATTCATCTTCGTCTGAAAATTTTATTATGAATCCATGATTTGGTGCAATATACCCATTACTACCAGATATCCATAATTTTACAGCATCAGTAACATCTATAGTTAAATCTGATGGTCTGTTACTAAATGATTCTGTAAAATGTGTACCTCCTTGGGTTGGTGAAGATGGCGATTTTTCATATAACCACGATCCTCCTTGTCCTGGATCTGATCCAGAACCATTTATATGAAAATTACTTCCTATAGGAAAATTAATATCAGCTGCACTAGAACTCCAAAAAACAGTAGATCCAGATGCTGGTCGACTCCATGAGCATCCATTATCAATTGGGAACTGATAATTTATAAATCCAGTACCATTAGTCCAATTTTGAGCAACTACATTAACATCAATTGTATAATCAACTGGTAATTCTTGTGCATGAGTTGTATATAATTTTAATATAAATTTGCAATCATTTACTGATTTATTATATCTAGATAATGATTCTGAAACTTCTGTTGTATCAAATTTGATTAATGATCTAGATAAAGCAAAAACTCCACCTGTTCCACTATTTGATAGTTGTTTTCCAATTTGTAATATTTCATCTAATCCAGTATTTACTTTTGGATCTGCTTGATATAAAGTAGCGTCTTGAGATGGGTACATTATTTTAAACATAATATTATATTCTTTTTATTAAAAATTTACTACTCTTCCTTTAATATCTTTATTTGGAAACTTAACTTCAAATATACTAGGATCTAAAGGAGGATATATAACTCCTTGTCTAGATGCAGAATTTAAATCATATACATTACCGGAGTAATTATTAGCTGTATCAAATTTATTAACAAATGTTACATCTATTATACTATTTACTCCATTTACCCTGCCTAATATATTCATAATTTCAGACATTACTATAGGCTGATTAATTTGCCATTTATCAATTATAAAATAGTCTTGTAATTTATTAATACATTTTAATAATACTTCGTTACTATTAAAGTTAGTTCCAACTGTTATTTCAAATTCAATACCAATATTAACTATAAATGCATCTAATATATTTACTGCATCAGTTAACATTCTATAAAAACCTAAGTAATTTTTTAAATTTGTTTTAATAGCAGGATTTAATTTTGTTAATTTTGAATCTTGATTTAATCCTAGAACATATAAATTCATTGCTAATGGATTTGGAATTCTTGTGTCTTCCATTTGTCCTTGTGATAATTGATCATCTGGAACCATATATGCTTTAGAAACTGATCCAAATTTTGAAGGCATCGAATAACAACGTATAATGTAATCATCTCTAGTTACCAATCTATTTTGGGTTGCAAAGTTAGCCATCGCATTATTTTTTATATCTTGTACTGAATCTTGCGACTTTCCTCCACGTGCTGGTTGTTCGTTATTAACAGTTACACTCGATTTAACAAAGTTTAAAAGCGCACCTGATAAAACTGCATTTGGATCGTCATCAAATTGAATATTACTTATTTTTGTAATAACACCAGCTGGAACATTATCAGCAGTGCCTCCACCTGTAGTAAAAGTAACAGTTAGTGTTGTATTTGCAGGAGCTTGTCCGTATGCCCTAGTATATAAAAAATTTGATGGATCGATATCTACGTCAATTGGCTTTCTAAATGCAGCTAAGCCATTTCCTACATTATCTGGGTTTGGAATAATTTCTTCGTCATTATTATCAGAAATCCCAGCTCCAAATTGTAATTCTAATGTATTATCACTTCTTAGTCTAGTTATAAAACGTTTAGATGTTTTCTTTAATTTTAATAAACTAGGACTAGATGATCTATAAGAAGATAACTCTGGGTCATTTTCTAATAAGTTTGGAACTTCTTGAAATAATGTGTCTTGAGCTAAATAGTCTACTTGATACCATATATCTCCGTCTGACTCTGTACATTGTAATATATCAATCACATTTGTACCTGGTAAAACTATTTTATCATATTGTTTAGGAGAAGTAAAAATAAATTCAGCTGTTTCAAGTTTACCAGATACTACTTTTGCTTTCTTCTTTAATAGAAAATATATTGGTTCTTTAGTTGTTTCATCAGCTTCATATACTGTAACAGTTGTTGGACTTAAAGAAGAACTAAATGAAAAATCAACAGATTCTAAAGTTCTAAATTCTGCAGGTCCTCCTTTTTGTTTTAATTGCATTCCAGGTTTTATTGTTAAGGCATAAGTATAATCTGGAACAATTGTTCCATTAGAACTTTTTGCTGGTATTAATTGAAATACATCTACATTACAATATGAAGGAATAGAATTTTTTGCTTTATATCCTAATGATTTAGCTAAATCATATACATTTTTACGCTCTGAAGCTTGTTCTAATAATGACTCTTTTAAATTATTGTCAGCATAATAACTTAATACATCGCCAACATATGCTGCCATTTCCATAAACATCATTCCAGGAGATGATTCATTGAAATCATTAAAATCATTAGGAAAATATTGTTTAGTAAAATCTATTAAATTTCTTCTAAACTGTCCGAAGTCTTTTCCTAAATATGATACATCTTTTTTTACATCCATAATTTTCCTTTAATCATCTTTTATCTAGGTTGGAATAAAGCTAGTATTGCTAGCAAAGTTTTTAACAGCTTCAGTTTTTATTCCTTCATCTCCAGCAAATATTGTTATTTCTTGTTCAGACTCATTTCCAGTAACTGTAAACCCTAATGATATTTTTATCTTATGATTTAAATTTGGGTCTTCTTCGTTAGTAACTATATCAAATTTAGTAATTGATAAATATGGCAACCAATAATTAGTTGCTTGAGTAATAGTTTCTACTATAAATTTCTTAATACCTGGATTATTTGGTTCGAAAACTGCCTTAGCTAAATCAGTACCAAAATCAGGCTCCATGTAACGATCTCCTTTAGTAGTTAATATTAAAGACATAAAGTTAGTCTTAGCTTGTTCTAAAGTTGTAAACGACTTCTTAAACACTCCGTTTCCAGTAAATGGAAATTGTACACCTATAGCTACATTAGGGCGTAGGTTTAATTGTTGTGCCGGAGTAAGTTTACCCCATTCAGTTTCCCTAGCCGTTTGAATATCTACTTGTGTAATTTTATATGCCATTATCTATTTTTCTTTTTATCAATTGCTTTCATTAACGCACTATAATCACGATTCATTGCTTTTGCAATTGCTGGATCTTCAACTGCTATAGCTTGACCCGTTTCCGGATCACTAACAGTACTGGTACTAGCGTTCATCATATTTCTTTGCATCCCAAAATTCTTAGCATTTGCTGATGTCATATGAATATCTTCATTCATTATATCAGCATAATTAGTTTGCTCTCTTAATGCTCCTGTTCCATTTAATATGTCTGAAAATTTATTTTCTTTAAATTTATTATGTACTTTATTTGGCTTAACAACAGGCCTGGGCTTTGGTGCTGCAGATTGTTTTCCTTTTATTTCATTAATTGTACTCTGTAACCCTTCATGTAAAATTTCTGTTAGTTCTTCTTTTATTACATCTCTAACAGTTTCTTTTACTATTTTTTTTAAAACTTGGATAAACTTTTTTTGTTCCATGATTGTTCTTCTTTTCTTATAAATATTAACATTAAAAATTTACAGGCGCCGGCCATCCGGTACTTGTTTTAGGTCCATAAATATTTTTATTTTCAGTATCAATAGCATAATCTCCTGGCTTTCCTAATTCGTTAACCGGTGGTTCTGTTACATTATATGACTGTGCTGGGGCTTCTTGCAATGATGTTAATAAACTTTGTTGTTGTTCTACTAATTCTTCTATTGCTTCAACTCTTGCTGTTATATCTGAAATTCCTACATTAATTTCAGAATAAAATTCACTTCCCATGGTATCGTCATCAACTCTACTATCAGATGACCCCCATGCAACTCCAGATCCTGGATCCATTTCCCCATTCCAAACATATAAATTTCCATCTGGAGATATATATGGACTTCTTGGATATGGTGGAACTCCTGGTTTGGGACTATCTGACTTTCCATTTTTATCGAGTCCATCTCCATTAACTAATAACCACTCTCCAGCTGGTTGAGTTTCTGGAATACTATCAGAATAATCTAATTCGTCTATTGCATCTTGTAAAGCTGAATTAACTGCCATAGCACTAGATCCAAGTCCATCACCACCGCCAGCATCAGCATTACCAGTGCATTTTGTATCCAATTGAGTTATAATTGGAGCAAGTCCAAATAACGTAGCTTCTAATGATGCTTTAATAGATGGAGGAATAACAGCTAGCTGTTTCACCGCTACGCCAGCATTAGCTAATACCATGTTTTGTACTATAGCTAATTCTGCTAAAAGTGCTGCTTGTCCTACAATTGGAGTTAAAAATACTGTTGCTTTAATAGCTGATGCAACTCCAATTAATGTTTTAACTAATTTAATAATTTTTTCTAATATTGGAACAAGCTCTAATAATTTAGATATTAAGTCTTGTATTTGTTGTATTCTTTTTAATAAATCTTGTACATCTGGATTATCACAACCACAATCATCTGGTAATTTAGCTGCGTCGGAAATAACTTTTTCTATTTCTAATTGTACCTTATTAATAAATTTTAATATTTGATCTACTATTAATGATACTGCTACATTTGGTAGTCCTGGTATTTTATCTAATGGAAATGATACTGGCATAACTTTCTTTCTATTTATTTGTCAAAATAATGATTTCTACTATTTAATTTTCCTATTTTACTTAATAATCCTATTAACTTTCCTTGCATAATTGGCGATGAAGCTATTCCTGCAGGTCCTATAACTCCAGCATTAATAACAGCAACTAGATCATTTAAAATCATTTTTAAAACATCTCCCTTTACTAATGGATGTCCGGCATCTTCTTTGCCAATTCGAATTTCTTTTGATCCTAATGTAATACGTTTAGGGGAATCTAATATAATCACATCTTTTTTAGCTCTTAAAATAATTCTATCTGCATCTCCAATTAATTGTGACTTATTATAACTTTCAATTGGCGAACTTTTAGAAGGCTCTCTAAATAATTTTAAATCTTGTATTTGTTGTAAAGATGTTAGATATAATGATGAATCATCACCTGTTCTTTTATGTAAACTTTCAATTATTGGTTTTCCAAGTACTTTATCAGCATGTCCGTTTGTTAATATTATAATTGGATCGCCATTTGTAGTTCCAGACCAAGTAGGATTTTCTTTATAATAATCTTCGTCTTCTTCAGAAATATTAATAGTACTTCCTAATCTAATACTATTACTATATCTTCCTTGTATAATAGTATCTCCTTCATACGGTTGCATATGAGATATAGTAGCTTCTTTAAAAGTTTTTCCTAATGGATTCTTTTTGCCTTGATTATTTGTATTAGAAGTTTTTTCAGATGCTATACCTGGTAATTGATTATGATTGATATTTGATTGTATTCCATATGCTGGAAAGTAATACCATTGTCTTTTTGTTTTATCCCCTGTACTATATTGATTAGTTCCTTGAAATAATAAAACATGTTCTCCTATTAAAGGTATATTTTTTTGTCTACTATTTGCTGGCTTACATAATAATGTTTGTGCTTTTTCTTCGTCAAATGTTCTTACTATAATTGTTCCTATAGTATTTATTTCAGTAGTATAAGTAGGAGTATATAAATTTTCAATTACTTCTGCTAATAAAAAATTAACGTTCATCTTTATTCTCCAATGATTGCTTTACATTTTTTATTTTTTCTTCTAATTCTTTGTCTTCATTATTAATATTATCAATTTCTTCTGTTAGCTCTTCTTCGAATGTGTCATCTGCTATTTTTAGCAGTTGATTCTTTTCATCTTCACTTAATAATGATGATTCGCCTGTTATAGTTTGAGTTGTGGAAATATATCTTTGAACTATAGCTGTTAGTTTAACTAAATGATCATCATTTTTTACAGCAACGTCTAAATACTCTTTAATTAATGGAACAATGATTGTAGCATCAGATGCATTTCTAATTAAAGGTTGTAATTGAGATATTAATTGATTTATTTGTCTATCTTTCTTTTTAGAATTATGATAA